ACCGCCTCGGTTTTATTTTACCAAATGTTTAACTATTGCTTCAACTACATTAACTGTCACCGCATTTCCTAAGCATTTGTACCTCTGCGTGTCGCTTATCCCTTCTGTCCATCCATCAGGGAAACCTTGTAAGCGTTCACATTCAAGAGGAGTTAGTCGTCTTATCTTACTGTTTGTCATTACTCCATGTCTGTCTTGGCCTGTTAGTGTGAAGCTCGGTTCTCCATCGTTTTTCATTCTCCTACCATTCTGTCGTTTCTTTGCTCTGTCTGGTGATAGAACAGGCCTAACTATCTTTGGTGTTGCATACAACCCAGTCTTACCGCCCTGACCTCCTGCATTACCTGCTAAACACTGACTAATACCGTCTGTTGAATAAATCCTTTGACCTTGTGAGAAGTTACGACTGTTGTGCTTACCGTCTTTTAACCACTGCTTTCTGGCACTAATGACTCCCCCTGAGTATTTAAGATGGCTTTTACTGCTTTGGGTGAGAGGAAATACTTGGGGTCTGGGTGTTCCTCTAAGATGTCCGATAATGAACACCCTTTCTCTGTTTTGGGGGACACCGAAGTTTTTACTGTTAAGCACTTGCCATTGGAGGTCATACCCAAGTTCATCCAGCGTCTTGAGGATGGTTCTAAAAGTGTTTCCCGAGTCGTGTGATAGTAGTCCTTTGACGTTCTCAAGCAAGAGTAGGCGTGGTTGCTTTTGTTTGGCGATACGAGCAATTTCAAAGAAGAGTGTTCCTCTGGTGTCGTCAAAGCCTCCACGCTGTCCAGCAATGCTGAATGATTGGCAGGGGAAACCTGCGGTGAGGAGGTCGTGGTCGGGGATGTCTTTGACTTCTCTGATGTCTCTTGTGTCAATACTAGGGTAGTTCCTCCCGACCTTGGATTTGATTGGTTGCTTGCCTTTAGAGATGACACTACTGGCACTTTCACCAACTTCCTCGTTCTGTTGTTGTTCCCTGTTACTCTCAGTAAAGTTTTTGTCATAGATTTGTGCTGCGTATTTGTTCCACTCATTAGCATATATTATCTCATGTCCTGCTCTTAAAAGTGCAAGGTCAAACCCTCCTATACCGGCAAAGAGGCTGGCAACTTTCATACAAATATCTCCTCTAGTGTTTTAAGGTTCAAGGGTATCTCTGGTACCATGTTATCTACTTTGATGCCCGTTATTTTTTCGTGATATTCTTCTTTTAGCTTCTTCACCCGTAACTCTATTACTCTCTTCTGTACATCATGTTTAGCTTTCTTCCACTCTACCCTTAGTTGGGCTATTTTTTCTTTTAGTTCTACCTCGTCAAAGTTCATCATGGTTAATATGTGTTAACTAGCTTGTTAATGGTTAACATAGAAATTCAAAAACGTAAATCATGCTTCTTCCAGCTCTCTCCAGACTTTGCTAACTTAACTCCATTTCTAATTAGTACTTCTTTAATTCTTTTTTGTCCAACGTGGTTTAGTTTGGCTATATTTCTAACACTCCAGTTCTTGTATTGCTTAACTATTTTTTTTTCATCTATGGTTCTTAATGTTCTTTTCTTCATATTGTGCGACGTGATTATTAACTACTCTAACCCCCTCCCTTGCTTACTAAGTAAATATATTATCTTGTAAGTTTGTTGTCCACCACCTCATTCCTTATTTTTTATAATTTAACGGGGGCTTGCTTTAGAACCCTAAGCACATCAAATTTAAGTTACCGAGAGTTTGGGGACGGACAGCTACTTATTTAGCCCCTGTCTCGGATGAGGATATAGCTGGTCGGCTTCTAAACGCCTTGCACACCGTGCTACTTCTAGTCCGTTATGTTAAACCAGAACCATTTGTTGAACTGGTTCTGCGTTTTTGGTTTTGGTCTTATCAATCCGACCCATTTTAGTTAGTTTGCTTTTTAGTTTTGAATCAACTACATCTATTTCCAAACCTTCTATCTTTGGTATATGTCTCCATCCACAGTTCTCGCATAGTCCTACTAGATGTCTAGTGTCATTGGAATGAATTCGGTAAGCAATTTTTATCAGGGGTTGGTGGCATTTGTTGCAGTTGGGAAGGGTTTTGTTTGGCAAGCTCATTAACTTCAATGTAACATATAAAAACGGAATTTCAACTGTGTCTTTCTGTTTAAAACTGTATCAAACTGTGTCGAGCGGGGCAGGGTTAATTCGTCACCAAAGGAGATGAGAAAAGAGTATCCGCCCACCCCGTCGTTAAATTAAATGTATACTAGTTGTTATAATAAAGCAAATGAGCAAAAGTAAGAAAAAACTAGACGAAGAATACAGCGAAATAATTGCTTCTGGGGCAGACGGAAAGCAGGGTGTTAAGGCTGCAAAGGAGCTTTTTGCTAAGCAGGACAAACAGTTGTTGAACGAGGAAAGTTTCAAGAGAGAGATACTGGGGAAGAAGAAGAAAAATAAGAAAGGGTATGTTCGTTTCCTTGGTGAATTACTACTGGATGGGCTTAATGTTATTGAGTGGCCAATGGGGTGGACATACAAGGTGGCACCGACAGACATCGGAGTGGTGATGGAGATAAGAAGTAAGGACAAGAAACTTTACCGAACAGCGTTTAAAGCAGTTGGTGAAGAGAAGTATGATTCTAATGCTATTAATAACTTTGTAGAACGGGCTGCACGATTAGTAGAGAGTAAGGGTTCAAGTATTATAATGCCATGAAAGAAGAAAACAACGAAGAGTTAATCCAGAAGATAGTAGAGCTAGAAGCAGTTAAGAAAGAACTGACGGCAAGGAAGTTGACGACAAACCTATTTGAGTTTAACAAGCAAATTCTCCAAGTTGAGGGGGGCAAGGATAGCGTGCCGCTAGCTGACTTTCACAAAGAACTATGTGAGTTCACTACAAACGAGAACACAAACAAAAAGTTAATTCTGGTTCCTCGTGGACATCTGAAGTCTACCCTAGTTACCGTGGGCTACTCGTTGATGAGGATAGCTCAAGACCCCACTGTTCGTATCTTAATTGCTAATGCTACGTTTGATATGTCTACTTCCTTCTTGGGGCAGATAAAGAAGCACATAAAAGAGAACGAAGTGTTTAAAGACCACTACGGAGACTACGGAACCAACCCAGACAGATGGGCAGAGAACATGATTAGTATAGGAAAGAGAAGGTCTTTTGGCAGAAAGGAAGCGACAGTGACAACTTACGGTATCGGAGGTAACCTGGTGTCCCAGCACTATGACGTGATAATCATGGATGACGTGGTAAACAGGGAACTAATAAACACAAGGGAGCAAATCCAGAAGACTATCTTGTTTTACAAGGATGCCTTGGACTTGTTAGAGCCTAATGGTAAGCTCATCATCATTGGTACCCGTTGGTCAGACAACGACCTCTACGGTTGGATTATGGACAAGACTAACCCAGAGCAGGTGTGGAGGAACTTTGATGTCATGGTTCAGCAGGCATACAGTGGAAACCTAGAAACAGAGGAGAACTTACAGTTATTGTTCCCGCAGAAGTTCACACGGGATATTTTAAAAACGCTGAAGATGGAGAAGGGACCATACGAGTTCTCGTGTACTCCAGAAGAAACTCCAATTTTGATGTCTGACTGGAGCTTGAAGAAAATTTCCGAAGTTAAAGTGGGGGATGAGGTAGTTGGATTTACTCTGGATAAAGGAAAAAAGAGAAGGTTAGTAAAATCAAAGGTGAAAAATACATTTACGAAGAAAGACCAAGTTTATAAGCTAGGAATGAAGTCTGGTAAAGAAGTCTTGTGTACTAAAGACCATAGGTGGATGACTAGAAAATCAGAAGATGAAACTCATTCTCTTTACAATGTTCCGAAGATTGGAAGAAAGTTGAGATGTATAACAAGTGTTGACGAGGTTTATTCACCAGAAGAGATATCTGATTATCGGTACCTTGCTGGAATGATAGACGGAGATGGAGGTTGTAAAAGCGGAAACTCAATTTTCATTCATCAGGATGATAAGGCTAATCCTGTCGTCTGGAAAGAGATAAGAGATACTTTTGACAGACTTGGTGTTCCATATACGAGTAAGGATAAGTATTTGTGGCTTAATGGTGGAGCAGAAGAAAGGGAAAAAATACTCAGAATAGGAAAACCTGCTAAGTCATATCAAATTCTTAAAAGTATGTACGGAAGTAGGTTCTGTCGTGAAGTTGATGAAATTGTTTCAATGGAAAAGGAAAAGGTAAGAGACGTGTATGCCCTTGAAACTGAGACAGGAAACTATGTTGCTTGGGGATTTGGCAGTTCGAATAGTCAGTACATGAATGACCCTGTACCCCAGGAGGATGCTAAGTTCAAGACAGAGTGGATGAAACACATCTTAGAGGATGAGTTGAGGATTAGGGACATGAACTACTTCACCATGGTAGACCCTGCTATCGGACAGCTCAAGAGTTCTGACAACACGGCTATCGTTACTGTGGGGGTAGACCAGTGGAACAACTGGTTCGTGGTGAACATCATCTTGGGCAAGATGTTGCCTAACGAGATACTAGACTTTATCTTTGCTAACTGGGAACAGTATAAGCCGAGAAAGATAGGAATTGAGATGACGGCTTATCAAAAAAGTCTGCAATATTCCATCATTGACGAGATGAGACGTAGAAATGTTTTCTTACCTATTGTAGAATTAAAGGCAGACAGGTCTAAAGAGGAAAGAATTGAAGGACTTGTGCCTCGTTACGCAAATGGAGGCATATATCATCTACAACAATGTCCTCACAGGGGCCAGTTAGAAGAAGAGTTAATGCGTTTTCCAAAAGGAAAACACGATGACATAGTCGATGCTTTAGCCTACGGACTACAGATATGTTTTCCAACTAGGAGCAAGCAACCAAGATTTAGTGACCCTGAAGATAAACGACCAGTAAAATATTTATACTAATATGGCAACAACAATAAAATCAAACAGAAAAGAGCCAAGTATCAGAAAGATGTATATTCCTAGTGACGGAGAGTATGAGGTCTTAAAACATACTTATGACAGGAAGAAGGACATGGCAGATGCTCGTTCTGACGAGGAAGACAAATGGGAAAGAAACATAAAACAATGGGAAGCAGATAGGGGAAAGAAAAGTGCAGGAGACTGGAAGAGTGATATTTATGTTCCAATGACACTGTCCATTATTGAAGCTCAACTTTCTGAGATAGTTCATCAAGACTTAATGCCTTGGGTAGTTGGACGTGGAGAAGAGGATGAGGCTAAGGCACAGGTAATGAATGCTATCCTGTCTTATACATGGGAAGTTTCAAAGAGTAATGTAGCCTTATTTCAGATAATCAAGGATGCTCTTATTTATGGAACTGGTATAGGAATGGAGTACTTCTGGAAAGAACCTAGAAACATAACTTTGGCTAACGGTAAGAAGAAAGAGGTTCTTGAATTTAGTGACGCATATCTCCAACCAATTAAACTAGAAGACTTCTATGTAGATGAGAGAGCTCAAGGCTTCACAGGTCCTCGTGGGGCAAAAGATGCCGCATGGAGAAACGTCATGGACTACGACGACTTCAGAACCTTCTTCAAAGGTAAGGTATGGGACCCTAATGGAAATGCCCAGTATGTTAAACCAGGCGGAGACACAAGTTACTACGAGTTTTATAAGGCTCCATCAAGGATGGACCACTCTAGAGAAGTAGAAGTTCTATGGTACTGGAATAAACCAGATGATAAGTTTGTGGTTGTGGCTAATGACGTAGTTGTTAGGAATGAACCAAACCCATACAAGCATAAACAACTTCCCTTTGTTAGAGCCATCGACGTTTACAAGCCATTCCAGTTCTACGGTAAGGGAGAGGCTGACATCCTAGAAAGTCTACAGGAAGAAGAGAACACCCTCAGAAGAATGATTATAGATAGGAACCATCTAGATATTGATAAGCCTATCCTTACTTCCGACACACTCACACTAGAGGACGAAGATGCGATGGCAGCACCACACAGGGTTATCCCTGTTGGAGATGTTGACCAGATTAAGTTCCCAGAGTACTCAGACATTCCTGGTTCGGTCTTTAAGACCCTAGATATGCTAAACGACGACAAGGTACGGGCAACAGGTATGGACGAGAGGCAGACCTCCGTTTCAACAGCTGGTACTGCCACAGAGGCAGCTATCTTAAAGGAAGCTACTCTAAAGAGGCTTAACATGAAGATGTGGCATATCAAGAACGACACCCTGGTTGATATAGGCAGACTAAGAGTTGCCAACATCATGCAGTTCTACACACAACCAAAACTAAAGGAAATTGCTGGTCAGGCTATGGTTGATAGAGTCAAGGCCGAGGGGCGTTTGATTTTGTCTGGCGGTAAGAAATACGAGAA